AAGGCACCACCGAGTACGAGCGAACCCACCGGATTGATCTGCCAGAGGGCTTCACTAGCGCGCTAGTGCGCGTGCGTCGTCTGACCCCAAACCGCAACGACTCCAACTTCGCGGACCTGATGCGTATCAAGGGCCTGACGGAAGTCATCGACAAAAAGCTGCGCTATCCAAACCTCGCTTTGGGTGGGCTTCAGTTCGACGCAAAGCAGTTCCAAGACACGCCGAAGTTCGCCGGCCTGATGCGCGGCCGAATCGTACAGGTGCCGACTAATTACGATCCTCAAACCCGCTCCTACACCGGCGATTGGAACGGTACCTTTAAGCTTTCCTACACCAATAACCCAGTGTGGGTATGGCGCGACCTGCTGTTGCACCGTCGCTATGGCCTGGGCCGTCGCATTACTGCCGACATGGTCGATCACTGGACCCTCTACGAGATCGGTCGTTACTGCGATGTGATGGTGTCCGATGGCAAGGGCGGCTTGCAGCCACGCATGACGACCAACGTCTATATCCAGGATTCGATTGAGGGGTACGCGCTGCTTTCGGACTTGGCCAGCGTGTTCCGTGGCAGCAGCTGCTGGAACGGTTCGCAGGTCACCATGGTGGCTGACATCCCGGGCAATGAGGATGGATACGTCTTCACTCGATCGAACATCATCGGCGAGTTTGAGTATGTTGCCGCTGCCTTTCCTGATCGACATACCCGCGCCAAGGTAGCCTGGGACAATCCGGAAAACGAGTTCAAAACCCAGCCGGCACCGGTCACCAATGACGAGCTCATTGGTGTCCTTGGCCACCGCATGCTTGATATCTCGCGGTTCGGCTGCACCGTTGAGGGCGAGGCAATCCGCCATGGCATCTGGGCGCTGAAGTCAGAGCAGTACGAAGAGTGGTCGGTCAGCTTCACGAGTGGCATGGAGGGCCGTAACGTTGAGCCTGGGCAGATCATCTGCGTGGCTGACGAACTATTCTCTGGCCGCGCAAACGGAGGGCGTATCAGTGCGGCCACCAAGCGCGTGATCACTTTGGACATTGATGCCGAGGTGCATGAGGAGGATCGATTAATCCTCAATTTGCCGAGCGGTAAGTCTGAGGGGCGCATCGTAAAATCGGTATCTGGCCGCCTGGTCACCGTGATGGCTGACTATTCGGAGCTTCCCGAGGCTGAATGCAGTTGGTCCGTGGAAAGCGCTGATCTTGCCGTGATGCGTTTTCGTGTACAGACCATCGAGCCGCAAGGGCTGCACCAGTTCAAGATCGCAGCTACCCAGCATGAGCCGCTGAAGTACTCGGCGATCGATACCGGCGCACGGATTGACCCGCAGCCGACAAGCGTCATCCCCCCAGGCGTCATGTCACCGCCGGCCAACATCGGCATCGAGGCGCGCAGCGTCGTATCGCAAGGGATCGCGGTTACCAGCATGCGCATCACCTGGGATTCGGTTCCCGGCGCGATCGCCTACAACGTGGAGTGGCGCAAGGACAGTGGAAACTGGATACGGCTACCTCGCACGGGCAACCTGGGCGCGGATGTTGAAGGGATCTATAGCGGTCGATACGTCGCCCGGGTCAGTTCGGTCAACGCGATGGATGTAGCCTCGATCTGGGGCGCAAGTCCGGAAGTGGTGTTGACCGGCAAGGTCGGCTTACCGCCGGCGGTGGCTTTCCTGCGCACCACCAGCGAACTGTTCGGCATCAGCATCAAGTGGGGCTTCCCATCAGGCGCAGAGGACACCCAGCGCACCGAGCTCTGGTATGGGCCGGCCAATGACTTGTTGGTGGCCACCAAGCTTGCCGACCTGGCGTATCCGCAGTCCGACTACCGCATGCAGTCGCTGTTGGCTGGCGCAACCCTGTTCTTCTGGGCGCGCCTGGTGGACCGCACCGGCAACGTGGGGCCGTTCTTCCCGGTGGGCAATGGTGTGATGGGACAGGCCAGTGCGGATGCTGCGCCGGTGCTGGAGTTGATCACTGGCGAGATCCTCGAAAGCCACCTTGGCCAAGAGCTGACTGACCGGATCGACCTGATCGACAAGGACGGCCCGGGATCGGTCAATGATCGGCTGGCAGAAGTTCGCACTGACCTCAATGGTCAGATCGCCGAGGTTGACGGCGCTTTGGCTGATGCCAAGGCTGAGCTGCAGCAGCAGATCGACACGATCGCAGATCTTGCCGACTCTATGCCGTACAAGCCTGGCTCGGCATACAGCGCGGGGCAGGGCGTTCTTGGTCAAGACGGGGTGATCTACCAGGCCAAGCAGGCCGTACCGGTAAACACACCGCCGCCGAACGCTACCTATTGGACTGATGTAGGCCAGGCAGTGCAGGCGGCGAACGCACTTGCGGTGCGCGTCAGCACTGCTGAAACCAAGATAACCAACATCGAGGGCGTCAACACTTCACAAGCGAGCCAGATAACCGGCCTGCAAACAAGCCTGACAACCACCAATGGCAACGTCACTGCTGCGCAAAACGCGGCGAACGCTGCAAACACCTTGGCTGGCGGCAAGGGCAAGGTGCTGGTGCAATCCGCAACCCCCGCCACGGCTGATCAGCTTGCGCAAAACCTTTGGATCGACACCACGGGCAATGCCAATACGCCAAAACGTTGGACGGGCAGTGCTTGGGCAGCGGTAACGGACAAGGCTGCGACAGATGCTGCTACGGCCGCTGCCAATGCGCTTGCCCTGGCACAAACCAAGGCAGATGCCTCGGCGGTGAACAGCCTAACCACAAGAGTCAGCAGCGCCGAAGGCACGATCAGCAGCCAAGGCTCTGCAATCACCGGCCTGAACAACAGCCTCACCACCACCAACCAAAACGTCACAGCCGCGCAAAACGCAGCGAATGCGGCGAACACGTTGGCCGGCGGTAAAGGGAAAGTTTTGGTTCAGTCTGCGGCGCCGGCTGCTGCTGATCAGTTGGCTCAGAACCTTTGGATCGACACCACCAACAACGCGAACACCCCAAAACGCTGGACGGGGAGCGCGTGGGCGGCTGTTACTGACAAGGTGGCCACGGATGCCGCTGCGGCTGCTGCCAGCGCGCTGACGCAGGTTGCGACGAAGGCAGATGCATCAACGGTGCAATCCTTGGGCAATACCGTCAGCCAGCAGGGGCAGCAGATCACAGCCGCTGGCCAGGCCATCACAAACATCAGTGCATCACTGACTCAGGTCGGTGGCGAGAACCTGCTGTACAACCCATCTCTGGATGTGGTCAGTGCAGGTAGCTCTTCACTGCCTGACGGCTGGATACTCGGTAATACCGGCGTCACGCTAGCGGCGAGCATTGTTGCCTCTACCCTGGATCCATCGGGGAAAGCGCTGCGCCTGGGCGTGACTGTGCCGAATGCCAGCAGCTACGTCGATCTGGTGCAGGACACGCCAAAGTGGCCTGGTGTGTCGGAGGGGCAGGTGCTAACCGTCTCCGGCAACTTCCGGGCTACGGACGGGCTCATCGCGCAGCTGTTCTTCCAGTGGCGGGACGCCAGCGGGGCGAACATCAGCACCGATGGGGCCAGCTCCCAAAATGCTTCCATCGCACCGGAAGCCTGGCAGCGCTTTAGCCGGACTTCTGCGCCGGCGCCGGGAGGCACGGTCTCGGTGCGGATTATCTTCCGTATCCGTGGGCCGCTGAGTGGGGCAAGCAGCACCGGCTGGTGCGAGTGGGACAGGCTCCAGTTGGAGCTGGGCGCTGTCATGACTGGGTGGCGCGATAACGGGCGAGTCAACGCTGCTGGGATCACCACTAATGCCATCGCTACAACTGCACTCACCGGGCGAGTCGGCGCTACCGAGGCGGGTCTGACCAGCGCTTCCGGGCAATTGACTGAACTGAACAACACCATCGGCGACGCGGGCGGCGAGAACCTGTTCTTCAACTCAACGTTCAGCAAGTCCGCCAGCACAAGTGGCGCAGCTGACGGCTGGGAGGTCGAAGGCCCTGCGCCTTCGACGGACACACTCATCGCTTCCTGGCTGAGCAGCGGTGAAAAGGCTCAACGCATCGTGGCAACAGGTCTCACTTCCACCAGCACTTACCGGTCGCTCAGGACCATTGGTGCCAAGCGGGTTAACGTCGCAGCGAACCAAACTGTGACTGCCTCAGCGTACGTGCGCCGGGGCGGTGATCCGGTGAGCATGCGGATCTTCGTTGTTTGGCTGAATGCCCAGGACGCGACATTGAGCAGCCCAGCGTCTGCGGCTCTGCCTCTGACCGTAGAGGGCAGCCGCATTCAATTCTCGGCGGTAGCCCCGGCCAATGCTGTCAAAGCCCAGATTTACTTCAGGGCCTACGGGCCTGGTACCTCCGGTACACCTGGAGTAGTAGAAATCGCTCGGCCTCAAGCGGAATACGCGCCAAGGGCAACGGGATGGCGTGACAACGGCCAGGTG